AAGGCGAAGGTAAAAGTAGGAGTCCCATCAGTCAGCCTGGTCTGCCAAATCAAGCCAACCTCAAGGGTTGTGTTTGCGATTTGAGGTAGTACATTAAAATCAAAACGGATAAGGGCTAGGTCGCCTGCTCTGCATTCAGTAAAGTCAAAAGAACCTTCGGCTGCCGTGTAACGAAGATCGCCGGTTGACACCTCGTCGCTATAAGATGAGTCGTTAAAATCAAAGTCGAACATACTCGTCACACCAGAAGGCATGTACGATCCTCCAAATAGTCCTACACCTGCAGTAGGCGCAGGAGTAGGCTCTGTCCAGTAAGCAACATCGTTGGTCTGCTGTTGGGTAGAATCGAAACCCATACGCCGCCAAATCTGGTCGTTGACCATGTCTTGGGTGTAAAGAACGTTAGAACCCGCGTCAGAAACGCCTCCACTACCCGTAGTTCTGTCAACAAAACCAGCGGTAAATTCGTAGCCACCGTCAGAGCGCTCACCACCTAGTGCAATTTCTAGCTCTTCGTAGTTATCACCTCTTATAGGTGTAGAGAATTTATCAGTATTTATGTTATATACAAGATCTCTATAGCCAAGAATTTTTTGTGCGCTATTAGTAGGCATTAAATTAATACTGACAGTATCTTTATTTTAACTAAGCTGGTTGCGTACTATATTGCTTACCTTTGGCGGTATCAGCACGCTTTTTGGCGCTTGTTCTTGCGTAATCTTTATCAGACATTGCATCACGCTTTTTCTTTGGCAGGTAACGTTCGCCAGTAGCGTCTTTACCTTCAGTTGAATTCTTGCCTGACTTAGTGCCCCAGTCCTCGGCGGTCCACTTCTTCATTTTGTTTGACTTAGCAGAAGGCTTCTTACCTTCGTAACCACCGCCACTGTCTTTGTAGTATTTAGTCGCTAGCTGCATAGCACGAGCACTGTGCTTGCCTCCCATCTTGGCTTTAGCTTTTGCTTTAGCCCTTGCCCATTTCTCTGGAGATTTCTTTTTTGCTATACCGTCAGCCATTACTTCTTACCTTTGTTTTCGAAGTGCTTACGTAAACCTTCAGGCATCTTGCTGGTGTCTGGACCTTTGCTGTCCTCACCATCTTTCTCTTTCATCTTGCCTTTGGTTTCTTCTTTCTTCTTATCGAAGAATGCTTGTGCTTTTTCTTTAGACATCGTTAGTTTCCTTAGGAGTGTTTACAACCGCATTTTTTCTTAGCGACCGCTTTTTTCTGTTCTAAAAATTTTTGAGCTTTTTCTTTGTTAGACATACTTCTGACCTAGTAACGGAGGACCGTGACTTACGCCGCCTTTTGGTTTAGCGGGGTATGTCTCAGGTTTGGTTGCACAACCTTCACCTGTGTTTACCATCGGCTTAAGAGCCTGACCTGCCATACGTACTAACATTTCCACCTTTTGCGTGCTGCTTTACCACGTTCGCCAGTCCATCCGACGCTCCTCGCGCAAAATGATTTCTTACGTGCTCCAGCTTTTGTTCCTGGCTTACCGTTAGGTGCAGGAGCTTTGAGATTGCTGCCTGTCCGACGATTGATTGACTCTCGTCCTTTAGCCGTTAGACCAGCACCTTCTTTGACAGATAACTTATGACCGCCTTTAACAGTCATACCATCCATTGCACCTTTCTTTTTTCTTGATTGTGCTTTGGACTTAGCACCTGCCCTGTCAGCCATAGTTATATAACAATGTCTCTGACTATTTTAGCAATTACTTTTTATCAAACCTTGGGTCAAATCCACCACGTGCACTAACGTCACGGTCACGAATGTCAAACGGTTTTGCTTTACCGTATGTTGGCTTTGGAGGTTCTGCTGCAACAGGTGCACTATCTGCAAGAGCAGTTGCTTGTTCAGTGTTTGTGTCTAGACCTTCACGCATTTGTTGGAAGGCTTGTGCTTTTTCTTTAGCGTCTGATCTAGTAGGTGTAGGTGCTGCTAATCCTCCTGTTACAGCAGCGTCACTAAGCACAGTATTTTTATCACTGCCATGCATGAGCAGAGCTTCGTAGCTACGTCCGTCTGCTCCAGTAAATGCATACTGATTTGTAATCCCACCACCTTTATCATTGAAGGTTGTTAGATAAGTGCCGTCGATGTTGACTTCTGTATTTGCAGGTGTTCCGTAGTCAATGCCGTGGTGCATTTTTTGCCCACCTGTGACTGGATGATTACGTATACCGTAATCACTAGTGACACCAAACTGATCAGTCAATGGTTTACCACCTACTGACATAATGCCTGTGTGACCACGAGGGTCTACATAAGAACCTTTCTCAACGTCCCATACACGAAAGTCAAGATGATTGCCTGTACTTCTGCCGGTATTACCTGTATAGAATTTAGCCATATCACTTGTTAGCTTTAATGAACTCCAGCTCCGCATTCATGAGGTCACTCAGGTTAGAGACTTGAGCACATGCATTCATAATCAAGCCGCGTTGGTTAGCGGTGAGATTTTCTGCGTCAATAGCGTCTTCCGAAAGGACAACTGAGATATCACCGAGCGCCATAATAATTGCGGGTAGTCCCCACTTTTCTACGAGTGATGACATAGCAGACAGCAGAGGATTTTCCCCAGTTTCTATTTTAGTCCAAAATTGTTCTCGCTCGATTTGAGTCATATAGCTAAAGACATATACAACTATTCTATCTATTAGAATGCTGATAGTCGATATTAATTATATGGCTAACATTAGCAAGCAAGACTTTAAGAATTTTTTCAAGTATTACAAAGAGGAGTCACAACAGGTAGCTGGCGTTGAAATTTTATATGATCAAATACGTGATGTGCTTAAAGATGACGAGCACGCTTGGATTACAACGTATCGTTCGAAGGCTGAGGTTAGCTCTAGTAATCCATTAGATGTGCCTTATCAAAGTCAGAATGATAATGCAAGTGGCACTGGTTATCGCGAATGTTTCTCAAGTAGTTGTGCGATGGTTGCAATGTTTTACGGCAAGATTGCTAATGACGATGCTTATAACTTAGTTAGACAGAAGTATGGTGACAGCACGGATGCACAAGCACAGTTGAGAGCACTGCGGTCACTTGGCCTTGAGGCTAACTTTATTACAAACGGAACCACTTGTGACATCCGTGAGTGTATTGACGCTGGACGACCTGTGCCAGTTGGCTGGTTACATAAAGGTCACGTGACTGCACCTAGCGGTGGCGGCCATTATTCAGTCATTATTGGTTATGACGATAGTGGTTGGATTGTTCACGACCCGAATGGTGAAGCTAATTTAGCGAATGGTGGTTATACCAATAACCTCAATGGTGCAAAGCAGCACTATAGTTATAAAAACTTTAACCCACGATTTATTGTCGAGGGTGAGCATTCGGGTTGGTACATAGATATCAGACTGCCGTCTTAAAATTAGACTTTTGGTTATGGAATGAGCTACCGAGCTTTAGCTCAAATTAACTTAATACTAAACCTGTCTACTAAAAAAGTAGCTGTTCCGCTCGGACCGTCAGGAGCTAGTTCAAAGCTACCGATATCATAGTTTAAGGTGTCATCAGTAGCGGCGGTTGGAACGACGGCTTCGTGATAGCCTTCCGAAGTGGCAGTAAAAAGAAGACGTCTATTGCCAAGAGCTGCTAACAATGAAGCCCAAACCCTGACACCAGTACAATTCACAAAAGACCTGACCTTAAGTTTAATTTTGTAGTTTCTACCAGCGAGTTGAAGAGTTGGGGGTATTGGAGAAGCGAGCGTAGTAAAGGCTCTCCTTTTTGCGCCTCGTTGAGGCGATGAGCCGCTTATTTGGAGTGCATTTTCGGCATCCACATAAGCAAAACTTCCGCCGCTTGAATTTTGCCATTGATTTAGCGAGTAAATAAATCCAAACTTATCCGAAAACAGTGTTGACTCGCTTAGTCTGGGAACTATTTGAAAATTAGATTTACCGTTCATTCCAGTGGAAGATATACCCCCTGTGATCTCAACATTCCCATTGGAGGCACTAGGATAAAATATATCAGACCCAGGTGCAGTTTCAGTAAACGCTGTAGCATTTGTTATGGCAAGATTTCTTCCATTTAGACTAAATCTAGGGCCTACTGCGCGGACATTACTAGGAACATTTATGGCGGATTTACGTCCGCCGTTATACTCTCCATCAACAAATAAAAGACCGCCGCCGCCGCCGCCTCTTAATTCGAGACAGAAATCAATATCATACTTTCCTCTTTCGTGAATCCCATAGTAGAAGGATATATTTCTGCTGTGGTCGCTGGTTCCAGACTGATTATCTATTAGTATGTTACGGCTATCATAGGTTAGCGCTGGTGTAAAAGTTTTATCTTGATCACTATTTATATTTACAAATTTACAGTTTTCCAACTCATTCAAGTAGAAACATGACTCAGGGCAAAATTTGATTTGTATGTCGCTTAAAAGACTGTTTTGGGTGTTGTCAGCGTATAGGCCATTCCTGAAGGATTCTATCCTCATTCTATTGATAGAGACTTTGTTGGAACCTTTTTGTATCTCTATGCCCTTAGTTGGAACATTGTTTATGTCGGCGTCTTTGACACCTATCAGTTCAAGTTCTTCTACGCGACCTCCGGACGCTATCTTTATCAAAGGATTGTTGAGGTTAAATCCGCTATGGGTTCGAATCGTTACTCCAGTTTTACCAAAATTTCCCGGCGCTGGGCCTTCTAATCTGTTCTGGCCAACGTTAATCGTGTCTGTGACAAAATACTGTAGGTTTGGTTTGTTTCCCGGCACAAAAACATATGCGCTAGCTGCAAAAGCGGCGTTAAAAGCGTCAGTATTAGCCTGAGCAACCGCAAGACTGGGCTCAGCATTTGTGCTAACGGCAACGGCCCCAAAGTCTTCAACGCTCACATACTGCTCTAGACGTGCCTGTACCGTTTGCTCTACACCGCCGAGGTAGGTGTAATTTAACTTTGTAATATCAATCGGTAGGCTGGAATCAGGAGCAAATGTCCAGGCGTAACCGTTCCATATATAGACTTCATCGGTTGGAGCTCTGTAAGTAAAGCTACCGTCAGTAGGTTGTCCTGTAGTATCTGGAAAATCGTATGCGGCCATTGTATTGCAAGTCTATGTATATCTATTCTACTTGTTGTTTAGTATGCTCAGATTGTTTAAGAGTTAGGTTTTGTTTGAGTCATAGCTTTATTACGGTGTGTAAGTTGTTGAGTTAATCAATGCACGAATAGACCAGTTAAAACTATCCCCAATAACTCCAACCCTTACTAAATTGCTGGTAGGTTGGATGTTAGGATTAACTGAACTTGTACCACCATTTTGATCAACTAATGTGTAGTCAGTATTTGCCATGAGAGTTGCATTACCACCAACGTTTGTGTAGACACCACCAAATCTTTTATTCCTAGCTTGTGTGCCATCCGTTTTAAATCCTATACACGTGACATCAACGTTGCTAATTGTTTCAGGTAGCAATGCAAAAGACAAAGGATATACTCTTGTTCCTGTTTGTGTCTGAATTCCAAAAGTAAAATCAGCTTCTAAACGTGCAAATTGAACGTTTGCGTTTCTTTGAATAATCTGTGTTCCTACAGGCAGGGGTTCAATAAAAGTGATGTTATTTAGAATCAATTCATCCCACGATCCCGTACCTCCACCACCGGATGACTGCTCTACCCTAAGTAGGCTTACGGTAGGCGTACCACTTGGTATGTTGATGTTAATTAAAACATTTTCAATTTTAACGTATTCAAGGTCGATGTCACTCTGGCTTAAATACAGAAAATTATAATTTCCATTACTTGAAGTGCGTATTTTCAAATTTGAACCACTGAAATCATAAGATGCTTTAGTACCACGAGGAGTAACTTGCTCTGCAACTCTGATTCCTGCGTAATTGCCAGTAATGTTTAGGGGGTCAGAGATGATAGCTTGCACTTTACATGAACTAAATCCACCTTTAATGTATACGCCTTTATCAGCTCCATTCTGATTGTAAATCTTAAATGTACCAGAAAACTTAGAGTTATCGCTATCTTGCCCATTCATGATGACAGCTTCTTTGTTGCAGCCGGTGATAGTGACGTTATCTCCTACTGTGACTTGATATGGAACATTGATAGCGATGCCAGTGCATCCTAAATCAACATCAGTTCCATTGTTGTTGTACGTGTATCTATCAAAGATAATTCTGACATCATCAATAGAAGCATAGCCACCGGGAACGCTGGTACCGCTGGTTGCTCTTGGGTCAAGACCTTTGATGCAAATAGTGCCTTCGGTTGTTCCACAGTTGACTGCTGTAATACCATTAACAACAGTGTACTTACCTTTGCAATAAATAAACTCGCAGTCTAGCTGGACTCCAGTTACATCTTTGCCAATGATGTTGTGGAATTGAACTGAATTTCCCATGATGCGAATGCCACTGCATTCCACATTGTTGTTACCAGAATCACTGGTTAAGTTTCTGTTGACGACTGTATCAATATTAATGTCATGACAAATGACATTACCAAGCAAGTCGTAGATGGGATCGTCAAACTCTTGCCCATCCATAACACAACTAATAGCTGCTACTAATCTTCCTGACCCGTGAATTTTTTTATAAAATCCATGAGCTATCTCTAAATCGCTATAAACACAATGAAGGTGAATAGGGTTCACACATTCCTCAGCAGAGCTGTAGATCCATGATGGACCAGCAACACTACTCGTAACATCAACAGCTAAATCGGATGTATCACTACCTGAGCGAATACCGCAACGACATTGATAGAAGATGACACCACGATCTATCTGAATGTATTTAATCGTTGAACCAACTGGAAAGTAAATTGCTGATGTTGTGTAGTTAGTTACCTGTCCCTCTCTATCTGTCGAATCTTCAAAACCTTGAAAAGTTAAATGCCCAGAGATGCAAACGCTGTTAGTTACCGAAAAGCCAGGGCCATTAAATCCTATAATGACAGCATCATTGCCTGTCAGTCTTAAGTCAACTGCATTAATAGTTGATGTGATTTTGTACGTGCCTTGAGGCAGTAGTAAACTCTCGCCTGAGCTAACAGCTGCTTGAATGGCAACCGTGTCGTCAGCTACGCCATCACCTACAGCACCAAAGTCTTTAACGCTGACATACTGCTCTAATCTTTCTTGTACTGTCTGTTCTTCTCCGCCAGGGTAAGTATATTTTAAATCTGAACTATCAGCGTTAGCATCCCACTTTTCGCCATCCCATACATAAACGATATCGTTTGGACCGGTGTAAGTATCATCAACTGAAGGTCCTACTGGAAAATCTAAAGTATTTGTAGCTGTAGGATCTTTAAAAGCTGATGCAGGAGTTGCAGCCACCCATTGTGCACTGTTGCCATCCTCATAATAAATATACAGTCTTCCATATAAGCTGCTCCACCATAGATCACAGGGGTTGGAATTAGAAGTTGAAGGAGCATTATCACTAATCGTTACGTTTGCATCTCCGTCGCCACCGCCAACTGCTGGTACTGCAATAACCCATTGTGAAGTATTTGGATCTTCATACCAAACGTATAATGTTCCGTCTTCTGTGTTCCACCATAGATATCCATTTGTCCTTTCATTTACCGGAACATTTGTATCAATCTCAGTCAACGTGCCGACGTAAATTTTAGCCGAATTTTCTTCGCCACCAATTTCTACCCATTCTGAACCATCCCAATAAACGAGAGAGTTTAATGTTGTATCAAAGAAGATATCACCAATTTTGTTTCCAGTTGATGGTGGAATTGGACCACTAGGTGTATCACCAGAGTTGACATTACCTTTACCAGCAATACGAATGATATTATTTGTATTATCTTTTACAAAAATAGCTGGATCGCCATTGTTATAGTTAACGGCAAGTTCGCCGTATTCCATCTGAGCAGCGCTTGGTTCTTTTGCTGCACCTGACTCAAGAACGTTACTACGCTTTACTTGTAATTTCATCTACTAAAAAGCTATTTAACTGGGATAATAATCCTCAATTAATTCTAACGAATTAGTATGTTCTGCCATCAATTACTGAAGATGCAATCCATTCCTGGTTTAGCCATAAATTTACTCCCTCGATATTTCTATTTTATCGGATATAAGATTTGGATATCCTTCTTGAACTATAAGTTGTTTGACTGCAATCTCAAGCAAGTGTTGATACTGAGTAAATAATCGAGTTACATTAATGAGTTGTTTGCGAAGTTCGTCAATGTTATCGCATTGATTAATTTCGTCATTGACCATACGAAGCCGGAGCTCTTTCTCCATACTGATTTTAAAGTCTTCTTCATTAAACATGATGTTACTCCTTTTTAGATAATGCAGAACCAGTCATTAATGCCAATACTGTTGCGATCATGACGTTAAAAGTTTCCTCGTATATTTCACCTATCTTAGGACAACTATCTACTCCGCCGTTGTTTGCACAATAATAAAGTCCCATGCCAAATACACTGGCTTGGAATGTAAATATCCCAGCGAGCATATATAGTAGGAATTTATCTTTAGCCATCTAACTACAACTAGTTATATTACTATTTTATTGCATTAAAAAAGCCCCTCCGAGTAGGAGAGGCCGTGCTTGTTAGGCAGAGGTTATCAACCTTCAGCTTCCAATATTGTATCTATTAGAAGTTACTATTCAAAATAACGAAAGCTGTTTCTACTTCGTCTAAATTCAGTCCTTGTGCTAATGCAAATACAACTTCTAGTGTCGTTATTCCCCCACGTTTATATGACGCTATAAATTCGTCCCCTACTTCTGCAACGTCTTTCTCAAGTTTGGATTCAAATGCTTCACGTGCATCAACTGTTGGATACGTGTTAGGTTCTTTTACTTTCAAGTTTTCAATAAACATTGCAGCAATTGAATGCTTACACATCTTAAAAGACATGCGATGTTCTCTTGATTCCCAACTTTCAATTCGACCAGCAGCAGTGCTCAGACCAATCTGATCAAATTCACTTTTACCTTTTACTGTTGGTAAAGGATACTTACGTTGCCTATTAATTTTTCTTGTATCTTCATCTTGTGTATCTTGCGGAGCCCTTAACATTGACTGTGAGTGATTAGGACAGCTACATGTGTAGATAGTGGCTGGTGCAAGCGTATTACCTGTTGTAAATATTTCATCCATCCATGGGTCTACGTCTGTATCAAGACGCATCCATAGTTTGTCATTAACACTTCCTGCCTTGTGATAATAGGTCTGCCCATCATCGTAATCATCAATCTCTAGTTTTGTAAAACTATAGTCTGTAAAAATCAATGTATTATTAGTGACTGGCTTGTATAGCTTTAGTTCACTAATAAATGGCACTGACCTTAATAGTATTTTCCCTCCTCTCCGTTCAATACCTTGAATTACAAATGGCATGACAGAGTAAGAAATAATGTCTATATTTTCTGTTGCTAGCTCACCAGTTAAATACTGCTGTCCATAGAATCTTTGATAGATGTCTTTCTTGTAGATATAGGTTCCAGAGATTGTATAGCCTCCATTGCTGTCACTGAGGATAGGCGTCAGTGTTGAGATGTCATAGATTGATGGTGGAAACGTGGTGTCATTATCTAAGATTTGTATTTCACCTACACCTTTATCAACTAGTTCAATACTCCAATAGTTCGTGTAATCTGTTACGTCAAATGTAGAAGGACTTGTGACTGGCCTTTCAACAAAAAATTCTGGAATATATACAACCTTGCCAACTAATTCCTGTTCATTACCGTTTCGCTCTTGCAACCATTTCGTACTATCCAGTGCAGTCTCATCTACTTCAGCAATGACTTCTGTTAAATCTTCTGGCCAACTTTTGCCAATAAACAGGGCAGGGCGTTCATCTTGGTCCAATATAAAATCTAAGTTTGCTTCTGTTTCTCCATCTGTAATTCGTTCACCAATCATTTGAAAAAGCAAGCGTGACTGAGCTCCTGAAGTTCCTCTTGCCCATATCTCACGATTAGCTTTCTGCCTTGGATATTTAATTGGGTCATTTAATACTTGAGTGATGACACCTAGGTCTGGATTAGACACCGTCGTTCGTTTCATCACATAGTGATTATTACTATCTGCATTCTTTGTTGCAAATTTATAGCCATCAAATACTACATCAACTTCATACTCAGTCCCTTGATATAGCTTTGATTTTATCTGACTATCTTCGTATGTCTGTGTAATAGGGTCATATGTTTTTAATCGATACCATGCACCCTTGTTGTAATACTCGAAGCCACGCCTCCATTTCACCCAGTCACTAGCTAGGTCATACTGCTCGATAACTGTACGATTAACAGACGAACCATAACGCCGGTCACTGGGGTATAAGCCGACAGCACCTACACCTTTACCTTTGTTGATGTTTTTTGACGGTTTAAAAGCTAGCGACTTAGCATTACCAAAACCGTTTTGCTTTCTAGGCACTAATACCAGCCACCTTGGCAACCTAGCAGAGGACCATCTGTCGCAATCGCTGTTGACTGACGTGCAGCCCATAGTGCTTTTCCTTTTGGAATATATAAAGCACGGAACTGTGATTCATTACCTGTTTGTGGCATTGGTGCTAGTACCTTGGGCATACTATCCCAACTTGTCACTTCACCTATTGTTGTTGCAGATTCAAACTGGCCGATCAATACACCTTCGTTTGGACGAAGATAATCAGATGATGAACTTATGTATAAGTTAATTGTAGATTCTGAAGTACCACGTGCAATGCTATAAATATCTTCAATAATTGCACCGTCTGACGATGTTGCATCAACAATCAATAGTGCTGTGTTTGTTCCAGCGACATCGATTGCACTTACAGCTGCTGTGTCTAGATTGACAACATAATGTAATACTCTATCAACCAGAAGTGGTTGCTTGTTAGTAGAAGTAGCGGCCATTTCTATTTACCCTTTTTCTTGATTTTAGTAGGTGTTGAACCTGGAGTCATAGGACCCATTGAATTTTGCGGTGACATTCCACCAGCCGCTTGTTCAGCACTTTGCATTCCTTGCATCATTGGTGGACCTGAGCTACCAGGAAAGGCACCAGGAAATGCTCCAGGGGCTGGCTGAGCAGGCATACCTGTCATTCCCATTGGACCTGGGTTCAGTCCATACTTCTGTGCTTCTCCAGCTAAGCGACCAGATTCCATACCATCAGGTGCCATTGATACACCTGAAGTATCAGGCTGCTTCTGCATATTGAAGGGCTGTGCATTCAAGCGTTGTCCCATTGGGAAGTTCTGTTGTAATCCTGATGGTCCTACATTAATTGGATTAAGAATTGCACTTCCCATTTGTTGATAGTTTTGTGCGTAATCATTGTATACACTTCTTCCGTTAATTGGCTCACCAGATGATTGAACTACTGGGTCAGGAGCATTAGTCTGTGGTCCACCTGGAACTACTGAATTTTGTTTTGCAATCTTGAATCGCATTGGATCAAGCATTCGTGCATTCTGTTCTTTCTTATTCATCTCAAACCTCCCGGTTACGATTGTTTAGTCCAGGGAAACCTTGACCGCCTTTAGCCATCATTGTTAGACGGCGTTCTAGTGCATCTGTTTCCATTGTTTCTGGATCTTGCTGTGGAACGTTAGTGCTTGATACTTCTGTATCTACACTTCCTGTTTGATTAGGCAAGTCTGCCATGGGACGATTACCTGGAGCATCAGTCTGTTGAAAGTTACTTTTTTCACCTTGCAGCACTGAGTTTGGCATTAAGTTTGCATTGGCATACTTGGTACTACGTGTATTAGCAATTGCTGAACCAGCACCTTCATCCATTACAGATTGAACACCTTGGATATAAGAGTTCTGACCTGACTGTGCAACAGCAGCACGTTTCTTACCTTCGTAGTCATCACTACGCATTTTATGGGAGGTCCATCCTCCTGCTACTGGATTCATAATTTAACAGTGCTATTCCTATGCCTATTCTACACTTAACGCCACATCGTACGAAGCAACATTCGTGAGCCTACGCTTGTATCTGCTGGACCGGGAACTGACATAATGAATTCACTACCTGCTCGTTCGAATGCGTAGCGACGCACTTCAGGACGCCTATAGTTTGGTACATACAAAGTCTCTGCTAAACGGTCTACTTCACGTAAATAAATCTCACGAAAGTATTCATCACCTTTCAGTGGATCAGAAGTGTTAATCGTTCGTTGAACATCACCACTGATGATCTCTTGACGTGACGGGTTCAAGACACGGCTACCGTCTGAATCAAAGTAATCATCAGGAATTGCAGCACTTGCTCTCCATGCAATATCACAACGCTTGATGTGATACACAATTTCGTTATACCAAAGCTCATCTGGAACTAATGACATCGCTTCTTCTAAGCGTGCACGGTCTCCAGCAGGTATTTGTGCACCTGCATTAAAGCCAAGGTGATAGCGAACTTTAGACTTTAGATACTCGTCTAACTGCATTTCACATACCTGGATTGTTATAGATATCTTTCAGTACGGACTGCAGTTGCTGACGGTCCATAGGATTAAGCGTACCTTGTGCTTGCATCTTGGCAAGCATATTTGCTGCAGGTGACTCGTTAATCATCATTTGTCGTGCGCCCATACCTAGGCCACCACCAAGGATTGCTCCAACTAGTCCGCCTGCCATACGGAAGCCTGGACGCATACTTGGTTTTGCTCCAAGCATGTTGCCAATGTTGTGAGGAACTGAACCAGCAACAGCGCCAAGAGTTCCACCAATTGCTGCACCGCCACCCATAGCAACTGCTGGATCAGGACGCTTCTCTGCGTCCGCCATCGCCTTTGCCAAAAGAATATCTTCAATGCTACTAGCCATTGTTACGACACTAATACTATTAATAGTTTAACTAATCTTTGACCAGCGCTTTTTAGCAGCGTAAACGTAGCAGTAGTGCTTCACGAGATGAAAATGAGGTCTTCTTCGATTAGTTGGTCCCAGTTGACACGAGGGATATTCTCTAGTTGCTTGAGGTTTGCGAAACGTTCACCACTAAGTGACATACGCATCTCTACAATCTTCTTCGCTGTAGCAAAGCCAACGCCAGGTAGACGCTTTTGAATGTACTCAGCAGTAGCAGTATTAAGATTCAATCGTGTTTCTTCAAGCGGTACAACACGGCTAGGCGCTTGCTCTTCTTTAACTTCCAATACTGGTGCAGTTACTTTTGCAAGTCGTCCTTTACCTTGCTCATAAGGAACCATCTGATCTAGTGTTAGATATGTAACGTTACCACCTGCATCACGCACCATCGCGTAGTCTTTATCGTGCTTGCTAATAAACTCTACAAGTTTGCCTGTCTTTGTGTCCTGAAATAGATTACTCATATTAATTATGTATCTTTGGGTATTCTAACTTCTTAAGTATAGACATAAAAAAAGAGCCTCATTAGTGAGACTCTTTAGTTAATTAATTGATTAAATCAATAGCCTTGACCAGCCTCAACAGCATAAGGAATATGTGCATCCTCAGTGTCAGGAGCAGGAGCTGCACGGTAATAGCAGACTTCAACCAAAATGGCGGAAGGTGAATTACGACATGCACCAGCTGAAGGGTTCAACGAAGCGGTAAAGACTCCATCTGTTGTGAACTGAACTGGTGTATCAGCAGTCAAGTTGACAGCAGTACCATCAACAATACTATTAAGTACAGAAGATACGCCTTCAGCAGGGAAGTAAGAGTCTGCTTCTGCGGTGAGAGTTCCAGTAGCAGGAGCATTGCTGCCCAAGCTTTCAAGAACAATAGTGTCACCAGCAGCAGATGCTTTCACACCAGGTGCTGAAATTGCAGTGCGGTATACAACTGAACCAGCTGGAACCACAAATGGCTTGTCCTTACGAGGCTTGTCATCTTGACGAAGGTCAGGAGACAGAATCTGCAGACTATAAGTGCCAACTGGCAACTCATTAGCTGTAAGAATACCATCGTTATCAGGGTTAAGTACAACGGCACCGACGGCACGGTAGAACTCAACGCCTGGAAGAGCCACAACACCCTGTTCGCGATATGCGTTCAGGTGGGCTATATAGTTACCGGGAAAAACAATAGACATAGTTAGTACTCCTATCAATATACGAAAGAGTAACCAACCGTGATGAAATCCTTATTAAGGGTTTCAAAACCGGCGAACAAGCTCCAAATCATGATGATGAAACGTGAGAAATCATCGTTGTTGTTCAACAAGATTTGAGCGTTGTTACCACCAATGCCGACGCCGACAGCTTGAGGACCGAAGAAAATCAACTGAGCTGCATCGTAATCAGCAGCGACAGCGGACTCATCAGTAATCGTCAGGTTGTATGACGTTTCGGGAAGGTTGGTGGACTCGAACCAACGGACACCCTCAAAGAGGAAGCCAGTAGGCATTACAGGTTGACCAGCGACAAAGCCAGCTTGGCCATATGCAGGACCCATTCCTTGGAAGAAGTTCGCAGAAGGACCGGCAAGTGGGTTCATGGGATCAGCCATCCCGGTTCCGGGATAACGTGCGATTTCGCGGAAGTCACTGTTCTGACGCAGATGCATCATTGCAGTGGGGTCCACGATGCAACGGTAGTAACCATCAGCGAAGGTAGGAACGTTGCGCTTACGCATGTCCTTGACGACTTCGAGAAGGTCGGTAGTTACATCAAATTTGGCAGACTCACCAGCGGCATACTGAGCAATGTTGGAAGCACCAGCGGCTTTTTCTTTGCCACCGGGAAGGTAGTAACCGCCTTGCTCATTCGAAGCCTTGCCAGCGGCCTCAGCCTTAAGCAGTTCGTTTGCAAAGACGCGGTCACGCCAACGACGATAGTCATCAAGCAGCGTCAAGCTACCGATTGACTGGTGAAATACGTTGAGATTACCGGTATCAAGCAGCAAACGCTGAGCGGTGATCAGGGTCTCGCGAGCTACCTTGAAGGTAGAAGGCTGAGTGGTATCGCGGGAATCGGCGGGGCCTGTATACTCTCTGAGAGTTACTAGAACCTTGTCCTTAACGATATTGCGTGCGGAAGCGGATCCAAGTGTTTGGTCGGCTGTCCTTTCACGGGACTCCTTAGTGCCAGGCTTACCCCAGAAGCGGTAACGATCAAGCTGAACAGTTTGACCGGGTTGCTTACTGAAGTCATGGACAACTACGGGCTCAACTGCCATCTCAATGATGTAGGCAGGATGAGGCCGATACAGTTCAGCACCAAGGAGTTTTGGGAAATCATTCGGTTTATCTAAGACTTTCGTCAAAGGCCGGACTATCTCTTCAACAAGATCATCTTGTTGCTGGGCGCTGATCTGGTCTTACGAAACACGCTTGTTTCCCCCAGTAGTCTCTGCACCTTCCTCACAAGTTCGTGTGAGGCTTGGCTCAGGATTAGCATCGTCTATACGTTAAGCCTTCCCTGAATTCACCCAGTTTTAAATCGACAGGAGAGCTACACTCTATCGATCCACATAGATCGTTAACTCCAAAACTAAATAATATATAGTGACTTCGACTTAGTCACATGATTAAATAATAACTGCTATATTTAACAGGTAATGTTAATAATCGAAAATCAATGGAAAATACAACGACTGGTTCATTTGTTGACACTAACGAATGGGTTCCAATTCATACACTTCCAGGATTTAATGCATGTATTGAGTACTTCATTAATAGGCAGGGTCAAGTCAAGAGCACAAAAGGCAACATTGAGCGTATTCTTAGACCTTGTCTAAATGAACAAGGGTATCCTCAAGTATCACTCACGCAAAGAATTGGTCGTCAAAAACCAAAGAAAGTGCCTATACATAAATTAGTTGCATTTGCATTTCTTGGACTGCCTCCTACCCCATACGGAAGAGGTGCTGGCTGTTGTGTCATACACCATAAAGATGAAGATCCCGCTAATTGCTGTGCTGACAATCTCGAATGGATGACAAATAGTGATCATCGATTACATCATGGCGCGTCGCTGCATGAAAGTACATCTTTAGAAACCAACGGTTATTCAGAATCTCATAGAAAATCTCAACGCGAGTACCTAAGAAGACGTCGTCAAGACCCTGCATTTTTAGAAGCAGAAAAACTTCAGCAACGTGAACGTCGTGCTGCTAGGACACCTGAAGAGAAAGAAGCTCACTTAGCGCGTGAACGTCAACGTGATGCAGTGCGCCGTAAACGTAAATCTCAAGATCCCGATAAACTTGCTAAGAAACGTGAGTATCAACGTCAGTGGATGGCAAACAAAAGAGCAGAACAAAAGCGGTTAAAATAGTAGAAAGTGATAACTAATTCAGATGGCTGATAGTCTCGTATTAACTGGTGTAAAAGACGTCAGGAAGCACACTGGCACTGAGATGCTTCGTCTTAATCCGAAGGGTGGTGGTGATACTTTTCAACTGAAGCGTTGGTGGGTTGCTGGTGGTGTTAGCACCTGCTACGAACCTTGCACAGTATTTGATGTGACCACAGCTGCTGGCACTGTGAAGCTTGCACTGGCTACTAAAGCAGAAGGCTCACGTGTTCGTATTGACCACGATGGCTCCTTTAACTTCAGCTTCTTTGGTGCTGGTGAAATCAGCCGTGCCTGCCTATTCACTGATGCATTTGAGGTCATCGAGCACTATGTGTTCCCCTCAATCAGTGGTGGAAAGGTGATGACTGTTACACCACCTGGTGGTGCTAGTCGTCCTTCTGTTACTCCTCCAAAAACCTTCACTGGTGTTACCTTATCCGGTTCTAGTACTGCAAATGATTCAGATACTGAAACCTACACTGCTAGTAAGACTGGAACCGCTACTGATGTGACTTATGTCCTCTCTTCAGATGACCCATCTGACGTTGTTAGCAACCTAGATGTAACCTTCAGTGGGACAGGTAATCGTGTTTTGACACTAACCGGCTCTTCTACAGAAGTAGGCAACAGTCAGACTGATACCTTGACCGTAACCATCAGTTAACTTTAGCAATCAGCTTAGGATCAACATCGTTATATGATTTGTAATCAGTTCCAATGAGGCACTCTACGTTGTAGGGTAGCCTCTTTGTATTACGTGCATGAAATCCAATATAAAAGTAATCACGAATTGGTAAATACATTTCATCGTATGGATGCTCTTCTCTGGCTTTAGTATATAACCTTACATCAAACCAAGCATCGATATACTTATTGCCTGTTTTTAAATTAGCAATTGATACTCCAACGTATGGATTGTTTATTTTCGCAAGGCTGTTTGTAATCTGTGCAGGCTCATAGGTATTTACAATCTCTAAATCTTTTTTTACATCCATCAATGCTGTTTCGTACGTATTTTCTATTGGAAAGGCTCCAAATATCATATTGAGACACTGCCATCCTTCTTCTTCAAAGCAAAGGTTACCTGTATCAATAATGTTTAAATCTACTTTTACAAATACATTCTCTGCTCCAAAAAGTCCTACTGTATCTGCATACTTAAGAAGACGAGGAATTACAGTTACTCTTTCTAATACTGGCTTTTGTATTGATGCACCTTTTGCATAGTTCAGGGACTTTGCCGCAGCTAATCCTGCAGGAGCTGTATTATCACTAGAACCATATACAAGATGGTTGTTCAATATCTGTTCTGTGACATCCATCTTACACGTGCACTCTTTTCTCTATTGTATTAGAGATATTCGCTTACTTGATTACCGTTCTCCTTAAGTCCACGCAAGGCTTTATGCTCTAGTGTGCGGACACGGTCACGGCTCATATTAAGTACTTGTCCAATGGCTGTCATTGACATTGGCTCCAAGATATCTTCACCGATACCGTAACGCATACTGATTACGGCAGCTTGCATTTCAGGCAGGTCTCTAATCATTTCACGCATATCATCTTTAATACATTGACGCTCAAGTATTTTCTCTGGTAACTGGCTTTCGTCCTCAAGCAGGTCAATTAATGCCGTATCACGATTTTCACCAATTTTAATCTCAAGCGACGTCGGTTGACGAGCCTTACACATCAAGTCTTTGATATCATCGACTGTCAGCTCAAGATGGTCAGACAGCTGAAATACAGACGGCATATAACCATTTATCTGTGACAACTCACGCTGTGCTTTCTTCAGTTTGTTTAGGTTCTCAGTAACGTGGATAGGAAGTCTGATGGCACGGGACTTCTCAGCAATGGCTCTTGTAATACCTTGGCGAATCCACCAATAAGCATAAGTACTAAATTTGTAGCCACGACCAGGGTCAAACTTTTCAACGCCACGGACGAGACCAATCGTTCCTTCTTGGATAATGTCCAAGAGTTCCATATTTCTCTTCGTGTACTTTTTGGCAACAGAAACCACGAGTCTGAGGTTAGCGGTAACCATCTTGTCTTTTGCTTTCTGTCCATCGCGTAACTCTCTTTTAATTGTTTTCAGCGGAATATCCCAAGCCTTTGCTAGTCCTTCATTGTCTAGCTCTAGCTCTTTCTTTTGTGTCTCTAGTTCCATCAATCGTTGAACTTTACGACCTAACAGAATCTCTTCGTCGTGCTCAAGAAGTGGAATCCTTCCAATGTCACGCAAATATGCACGAACTGAATCACCTGAAATCTTTGGTTGCGCCATATACTCCTGTCCTTATGTATTAATCATAGCCTCTAATTCTAGCTACGTCAACATTTAACCGTGCATTCTTGCAAACCTAAGTGACTCTTTAGGCTCTTCTTCTCTACCTTCTAATGCTTCTACTGCCATTGCTTGTGCAGCATGTTCGTTAAATCCTTTGGATTTATAATTATCTTCGTATTGCTGATACTTTTCTACGGAACCTTCAAAGTCGTCATGTGTAATCATCTCAGCTGCCATCTGATTAGCAGCTTGATCTGGAATACCGTCTGACTTTAGGTGTTTCCAGATATTCTGATATAGTTCAGGAGTTACCTCTTCACCAGCTTTACGCACGATAATTACTAATCAGACTATTAATATTGTAGTCAATTGATTACATATACTGGTTCTTAGTAGCAACCTCACCACCGAGGTCAGGGCTCATTCCAGCGGACATTGCTTTACCTGTAGCAATACCATTCATGAACTTAGCTTTCTCAGGTGATTGCATCACTGCATTCATCTTCATCAGTGCTGTTCCTGACTGATTGGCATACAGTGCTTCTGACATACGCTCGGCAGCAAAGAGTTGTGCCTTTGCTTCTTGATCTGATTGAGCAGCTGTCTGACTACGGACTTGGCCCATTGCATTGGTAGCAGCTTGAGGTGCTGCACTGACAATGTTCTGAAGAGTGTTCTGTTCAGCAAGACGCTGATTGTTATATGATTGAACATTTGTAGCGGCTGCGTTTGATACACCGTCATATGCATTCGGACCAGGACGAACAGGGCTAGTCATTCCGCCCAATCCTCTTTGCATTGAGGACATGCCGAGGGTTTCTTGTGCAACTGAATATGGAGTTCTGTTGATAGCCATTACTTAATACCGTTCTATATATCTATTGTAAGGGGACTGAATTAACAATCCCCTAACAGTGATTAGCCTTCTTGGACAAGCATCTTGGCTTGCAGTGCACCCTGTGGTGCCTGTGCCAAATACTTCCAAGCATTCTCAGGGTTGTTATCCATCATCTGACCGAAGCCACCCCAGAAGTCATTTGCCTGATTTACCTGGCGACCGGGTGTAGGCATTTCCATTTCAGGACGCTGGAAGTTCTGAGGAATTTGACCTTGCTCTTGAGCGAGAATTTCTTGCTCGAACTGTGCACGTGCTTCATACTGCTGACGCTCGTAAGCTTCTTGCTCAGTCTCAGTAGGATAAGGACCTTCAGGACCGTAGAAGTCGTTGACGTAGTCAGCAAGGACGTCTGGGTCAGTGAGCATCAGGTTCATTGCTGCACGCTCTTCACCAGCAGCTTCAAGCATCAGTGACTGTGACTGAACGGCTTGCACTTGCTCGATCAATGCATCTTCCACAGCACAGGCGTACTGATTAAGAAGCACGGGAGCTTCAGCACCGAAGTGCTCAAGAACTTCAAGACTTTCGTCGCTGATCTGACTTAGATACGCGTCGCTTACCGCCTCT